TCTTGATTCAGGTAGTCCTGATTATTTTTATTCCACTGAGCCATTAATCACTCCAACCCAATCTTTCGGGACGATACCTTTGTGAACTTTTAATTTTTAGGGAACTTGATGTTGCTGGATAAATGTTGTGAACAACCGCTCCAGGATATTCTCCTTGAAGATTTTCTGCAAGTTCATTTTTAGAAGGCATAGAACCTTCAATCTCCATTCTATATATTTTTCCTTCCCAGACCACATCAGCGATATATGATTCGCTTGCTTGTTCTGGTGAAGACCCTCCTACATTGAGAGTTCCATTGAAATCACCATTGATGGTGATGCTTTCGGATAAAAACTGTTCGAAACTTTTCATATCAGCAATTCCAGGCTCTAAGGGACTTATTGATTCTGCTATCGGGATCGTTAGCAGTTTTCTTTGAGGTAAGTTTTTTCTTCATACCTTTCATTCTTGCACAGAATGACTTGCGGCGTTTGTTTCCTTTCTCCTTACTTGGTGCCTTCAAATCAGAACCAGGATTTTCACGCTCATAAGACTTGCGTCCTTTTTCATTCAAACCTCCTTTAGGATTTTTTCCAGACTTTTTTGTCCAGGCAGCACCCTCAATAAGTTCACCTTCTGGTTCGAAGTGTGCTTTTTGTACTTTAATCGTTGATCTAATTCCTGGTCCAATACCCTTTAAATCATAAGGATTTTTATATTCTTCTCCTGGTTTTTTTGGTTCGCTACCCCGTCTTTTATCTTTTAAGATATCAACACCTTCTTCAGAAAGTTCTTCTCTCCAGTTTGAGTACCCCTCCTTCACACAGTTGGGAACCATTTTCTTTCCCTTCTTCTTCATGCCGAGTTGCTTATAACCAACCCAACACTTTTCTTCAATCTTCTGAAGATTCGAAGGTGGAACTTGGATAGGGTCTGGAGTAATTAAATCTGTAGTCTCAATCTCGATTGGTTGGAAGTCATCTCTCCAGTTGGAGAACTCATAACCTTCTTTCTTAGTGCTATTACCCCAGTTAGCAGCACCAACTTTGCGGCACTTGGATAGAGCACCAGAAGCATAAGCACTTGGCCAAACATCATATCTTGCCTTTACTTTCTTATAGCAAGCGTCTTTCTTTTCTAAAACAATTTCTTCATTTGCTGATTTTGTTGGAGAAGGAACAACTACTCCTCCTCCAGTAATTATCCTCAAAAGGTCCTCAGGACTTTTTGCTCCATATTTTTTTGGGTCTAAACCAATCTTTACAGGTTTAACTTGTTCTCTCACCATCTTCGCCTTACCCTTTCTATTTGGGTTTGGATCTTCTCTACGCTTCTTCTTTGCTCTCTTCTCTCTTTCGTCCTTACCCATTGCTGCACGGTCATCAGCATCACGGCAGAATGGTTTGGTCTTTTGACCTTTCTGCTTAGCACAAGGCTTTCCATCATACTTACCACCTGCCTGAACCCATCCACCACCTTTAAACCAGTCATGTAGTGAATAGTCCTTATCTTTGGCAGACTTACCATCACGCTTACCTTCATCAAGATCTTCCTTACCAGTCATGTAAGAAGCGGCAGCATCAGTATTGTGCTCTGTATCAGTAATCTTTGCCTGAACCCAAGCAGGAAGATTATCTGCATCAGTTTTCTTTGCAAGTACTCTTGCTACCTTCTGAAGATTATCAATAGACTTCTTGACTTGCGTCTTTGCCATTGATACTTCATGGTCTTGCTTTTCTTTTGCTTCGTTCACTTTTCTTCCTTGACAGTGTGCTCTTTGTGAAAAACCTTTTGGATTTTTACAGTCAATAGACTTTTTATATTTCTGAGACCAACCTTCACTTACTGCTCCACCATTTCCATTACTACCGTTACCATTCTTTGTAGTCTCAGTGGACTCCTCACCACTTTCCTTCTCTTCATGCTCACTATCCTTCATCAAACGACCAGAAGACATGACATGATGACCCACAGGAATCTTTTTGCACTTCTTTGAAGTGAAGCAATAATAGTAACCCTTTTTGCAGGATTTTTTCATTATTAGTTTTGAGTCTTATTATTATTTAGAAAACCTTGCTTGAGTAGTTTCTGAAGTTCTGACGTGGAACCAACAAATACTGCGTTATTAGTGACAGTGTTTGGTCCTTTATTGTTTCCAACATCCTCTTCCACATCTTTCAGTTTCTTCTGTAAGTCAATTAACTTATCAGTTGTATCAGCAACACTCTTAATTAACTGACCAGCAACTTCATACGCTCTTGGGCTGCCACCTTCACCGGCAAGTTCCATGATTCCATTGATTGCTTCTTGACCCTTTTCAATCAACGAATATAAGTTTGCTCTTGTATACTCATAGTCCTTTGAGATGTCAGTCTTCTGCTCAGGTTTTTTGATACTCTTTGGAGTATCGTCAACCTTAACAATGCTGCTCTCAACATTTAGAGCATCATCAATAGAATCAAATTCGGACATAAGTATTAAATATCAGTTTGTTGTGTGGGACTATAAGATTTGGAATCTGTAAAGTAATCCCATGTCTCCGTAAATCCAAAATCATCACCAGGGTTAGCATCAATTGGATCTGGAACTGCGGTGTATCTAACCTCTCTCTTGGCAGTTGTTCTGTTTGTATCGGCGTACATATCAACTTGAACCTTACGAATAAGACCCTCAGGATTATCGGCAACAGGACCAAACAGATAAGTTTTGGCAGTGAATTGTAATGTATATATTAACGCTCTCCTTGTAGAGAAATCTCCCTCATAATCATCTTGCATTGAGACACTATTGAGAACAACTGGAATATCTCTCTTTTCCCCAATAGAATCTACTAAGTCGATAGTGAGATTAAAAGCAGGTTGAAAGTATGGCAATATCTGCTCAACTATCTGTAAAGCATCATCATTCAATTTGCAAAATATTGCTAATTCAAATCCAATGTCATATGGAACAGGCATGAAAACCTTTTTCATATTATCACCATCAACTGCCTTAAAAGTCTGTGTTATACCAGTCTTTCTTGAAGGATCATAATTAATAGAAGTCATTTCAAATGACATTCTTGGTAGAGAGATTTGAACAGGTTTATCAAGGTTTCCCTGCTGCTCCAATCTCGCCAGAAACTTTTGGATTGGACCATATGCCAAAGGAACATTAATAATGCTGTTAGTTGAACCAGTAGCATCTTTATGTTTTATTTCAATTGAATTGAATATAGTTCCAAACGATATAATCGTCTTACGAATAATTTCGTGATAATAGTAAGTTCCTAACATTAGTAAGTACCAAAAGGATTAGATTCTGTAAAATCGACTATGTTGTCTGCCTGCAACTCAATTTCTTCATTTTGTCTATATTTATCAGTAGTTGTATTTGCCAAAGACACTGCAACAACATATTGTGCATTAGATTTTGTACCAGTTATAATTTCTCCTGGTAAGAATCCACCTGTAGTAATTCCAATTCTCAGTATATTTGTATCGGTGTCCCACCTCTTCACTCTTGCTGTTGTTCCAGATCTGGATCCAGTAATTACTTCATTAAACCAGAATGTTCCAATTCCTGTGGTTGATGCAGCACCAACTACAACAGAAGGAGTAGTTGTATATCCAGATCCTGGATTTAATACATAAATCTGTGAAAGAACCCCAGCAGGATTCAATACAAAGGAGTTGAGATCTGCTCTACCAGTAGCGGTTACACCTGCACCAACTGGAGGATCTATGGTTACAGTAGGTGCTGTAGAATATCCAGAACCAGCATCACTTACAAATATGGATATGACCCCTGTAGTATCTGTTTTTATTCCACAAGTTGCGGCAGCACCAGCACCTCCACCACCAGTGATTGTGATAGTTGGTGCTACAGTATAACCAGAACCAGCATTAGTAATTAAAATCTCCTTAACAGAAGTTATATTATTTCTTGTAGTCGTAATTGCTACTGCAGTAGCATTGGTTCCTCCTGCAGGCGCGGTAGTGATTCCAACTAAAGGAGTACTTGTAAATCCATATCCATCATTTTCTAAAGTGATTTCACTAATATATCCTGTTCCAATTGTAGCAGTTGCAACTCCTGTAGAACCACCATCAAACAACCTAAGATCTATAATGTAACCCTTATCATCAATAACACTATCAATAGTATCGATAGTTGTATCAAGAACTTCATCCTCATATTCAAAGAGTTCGCACTGAAG